GACTATTCCTTTTACCTTTGCTTTATTGGCATCACTAATTGAACAGATAAACGATAGGTACTTATTATGATTCCACAAAACATAGCAGAGCAGTTAATCAAATGGGAGCAAATGGGTAAAAATTACTCACCAACTTTTAATTGGACTGAACTAAACGAACTTGCTATTAAATGTGGTAACACTCCTTTCAATTTAGGTTGTGGAGATTGCAGAAAACAATTACTTGAATACTTAATTGCAGTTATAAAAGATGGAAGCAGTAAATAACCCAAAACACTATGGAGGAGATACAACCTACGAAGCTATTAAAGTAATAGAAGCATGGGAACTAAACTTCCATTTAGGCAATGTAGTAAAGTACATAAGTAGAGCAGGTAAAAAAGACCTGACAAAGACAAAAGAAGACCTTTTAAAGGCACAATGGTATTTAGATAGATATATTGGTACTTTATAAATAAATGGCGTCAAATTCCGACATATTAAAGGCAAAGATGTTAGTTGCACTCGAAAAGCATTTAAACATTGTTTCAAGTGCTTGTAAAGAGGTTGGTATTAATCGTGATACTCATTATGACTGGTTAAAGAAAGACAAAGAGTATAAACGTAAAGTAAAAGAGATTGATAATGTTGCATTGGACTTTGCTGAGTCAGCTTTGCACCAACAGATAAAAAAAGGCAATCCGTTATCTACAATGTTTTATTTAAAATGTAAAGCGAAGAAAAGAGGTTACATTGAGCAACAGGATGTTAAGATAACTGGCAATATGAAATTTAAGGCAGACTTTGGCGAAAGCAATACTATACACACCACACAAGAATCAGAAGATAATACATGATGCTATAAATAATGGCAATCAAAAGTATTATGTTATCAATATAGGCAGGCAGTTTGGGAAAACCTTACTTGCTTTGAATCAACTTTTATTCTGGGCCTTAAACAATAAGAAAGTTAAATGTGCATGGGTAAGTCCTGTTTACAAACAATCAAAGAAAGTATTTGAAGAAGTTTATAAAGCATTTGCACGAAGACCTGTAATATACCGAAAGGTAAATCAGTCTGACTTAATACTCGAATACATAACAGGATCAACTATTCAATTTTTTAGTTCAGAGCGATTTGATAACATTCGAGGTTTCACGTTTGACTACCTTGTATGCGATGAGTTTGCATTCATGGATGAGAAAGCATGGACAGAAGTATTAAGAGCAACTGTTTTGGTTAAGGGCAAAAAGGTATTATTAATTAGCACTCCAAAAGGTAAAAACCATTTTTATCAGATGCATCAACTTGATGGCATCAATAATCAGTACAAGTCCTTTACAATGACTTCCTACGATAACCCAATGATTAACCCTACTGAAATAGATGATGCAAAGCTAACACTACCTGAAATGATATTTAGGCAGGAGTATTTAGCGGAGTTTGTAGATGGCGGTCAGATGCTATTTAACAACCGACAACATTCGGATAACAAACCATTAGGCAAATGTTATGGAGGGATTGACTTAGGTAGAGCAGATGACTACTCAGTCCTTTCAATATTCAATGAAAAAGGTGAGCAGATATTTATTGAACGCTGGAGGCATAACGATTGGAACAGCATTATAAAAGCAATAGCAAATAAATTAAAAGAGTTTCAAGTAAACACTACCATAGTTGAGGTAAACTCTATTGGTGACGTTATATTCGAGTTACTGCAAAAGGAATGTGGAAGCTATACACGTATTGAGCCATTTATCACAACTGCATTATCTAAAAAGGAAATAGTTGAAAGTTTAATAGTAGCCAACCAAAATAAAGAAGTGATATTTACCAATGTGGACTGGTTAGATAAAGAGTTGGAAATGTTCACATACGAATACAACCCAAAAACAAGAAACATAAAATACAGCGCACCTAATGGATTTCACGATGACGGGGTAATGGCTACATGCCTATCATACCATTGTTACTTGCAGAATGCAAAAGGGCGATACATATTAATTTAAAAAGGTACTTATTTATGATGACAATTACAGTCCCAACAACATGGTTTGATGTATCAATAGAGAAATTTCCATTGATATACGATATTATTCAGGATAAAGACATTGATCCTATTGATAGAGAAATAAGAGTAATAAGCATTTTAACTGACATGCCTGTTGCTGAAATTGAGAAAATAAGAATAGATCAATTGAAAGAACTTATTAAATCGGTAAACTTTATTGTTAAAATGGAATTTCCTAAGCATCAAGAAATGTTTAGGCATAATGGATTTCGTTGGATAGTAAATTATGACATCAGTAAATTAAGTGCCGGTGACTTTATAAGCATAAGCAAGCTAACTGAAAGTGAGGAATCAATAATGGCTAATTTGCCACAATTAGTAGCAATGTTTATTAAGCCTTATAAACTTAGTTGGTTTAAATTGAAAGAAGTTGAAATGGATTACAATGAAAGACTAAGGCACATTAACAGTATGAGTGTTGGAGTTGTTTATCCTTTATGTGTTTTTTTTTGCAAGGTTATAGAGGAATTGTATCCAACTATAGAGGATTATTTGGTAAATCAAATGAAAACAGCGAGACAGACGATAGAGAGCGAACTGAACAGCAAAAGCATTTAGATTATTGGAGTTGGTATATTACATTGGATAACTTGAGTAATAAAGATAGGAGCAAATGGGATTATTATTTAAACATGAATGTGATAGCTTTTTTAAATCATTTGAGTTACATAAAAGATAGAAACAAGTGGCAATAGGCAGATTAACAAAACAAGGTAGTGCAGGATTAGATGAACTAATTGAAAAGTTAGATAATAACGATATTAGTGAAGATGCTGTAAATAAATTTTTAGATAGAGTAAAAGCCAATTTGGAAAAGTTTGGATTTGTTGCATCGGGTAATATGTTTCAATCTTTAAAGGCTTTACCATCTACGAGAACAGGCAAAAGAATAACATCGGTAAACATACAAGCTGAGGATTATTGGCAGGATTTAGAAAAAGGAACAAAACCAAAAGGATACACAAAAGCAAATAGAAAAAAGTTACAACCACGTATTTTAGAGTGGATAAATACAAAAGAAAGTTTATTGAGTATTGCAGGAGATGAAAAAAGTAAAAAAAGTTTATCCTATGCAATAGCAACTAATATATTAAAAAACGGAACAATTAAAAGATTTGGATATAAAGGAAAACCATTCTTAACTATGGAAATACCTAAATTAAAAGAAGATATTATAAAAGACTACGAATAATGGCACTACAAATATACAACACACCTAACAGCTACGCGCCAGCTTATAACCAAATGATATTTACATTAAGCAGTGATAATGTAGCACAACCTAATTTTAGATACATTGCCGATGTATACATGAATGGAAGCAGTGAATATACACGTTTACAATGCGCACCTAATCCAACTAACAGCAGTGGTGTTTTTGATATAAGCGGAATTGCTCAAAACTTTTTAAGTCAGGATGCCGATGACAATACAACCACTTTTAAACAATGTGGAAACTCAATAGCTTACTATCAAGTGCAGTTTGGTGAACAGTATGGTGCGAGTAGTGGAATAACTAACTACACTAACCTTACAAATAGAACAGGATATTGTTTTAATGGCATATTTGATCCATTATTATTTTTAGACTTTGCAACTAACACTTATGTTTTAAATAGTTCATCTACTCAATTCTTAACAGATAGACCTACATTTGAAACGAGGTCAGGTGAGAAACTTATTTTAGGTTTTATGACTGACTTAACAAATGAAGCTTATAGTTTAGAAATAAAAAGTTATTATGATGAGGGTACAATATTTAATACAGTTAGAATACAGAACCCATTTACAGCATTAAGTAATAGAGCAGATAGAAGTATAAATGTGAGAGTAGATTATGACTGGTTAGACAATCTTAATGATAGTGATTTATCTTTTGGAACTACACCAATATTCTCAGCAAGCTATGAGTATTATGATGTGACTATTAAAAATTCATCAAATCAAACTGTAAGTGAAACGATTAGGATTTATCCAGGTGAAGATATTTGTAGTAAGTATTCACCGATAAGATTTAAGTTTATGAATAACTATGGTAAATACGATTACTTTACATTCACCAATGCAAAGACAAAAACAACTGCTATAAAACGTAACACATTTAAAAGTAACCCGAATGATTGGAGTGGTGTTAATTACAATTATAATAGAATGAGTAGGGGAGTTGTTCAATATGAAACTATATTAGACGATACCATTACAATTCAATCAGATTGGATAACAGAAGCTGAATCTGCATGGTTGGAGCAGTTAGTTACAAGTCCAGATGTTTATATTTACGAGGGTGCTAACTTAGTATCAATAAATATTACTGATTCAAGTTATTCGACTAAGTACGTTGCAAGTGAGCAGTTGTTTAATTTAAGTGTAACATTCCAATATTCACAAAACAGAAAAAGACAAAGAAGATGATACTAACAAGAATTTACATTAATAACGAAGAGATAGATTTAAAAGACGATGTATCAATTCCTCTTAACTTTAATATTGCGGATATACGTGAGCCTGAAAAGAAAAGCACTACATGGAGCAAGACTGTTGTATTACCTGGTTCTTCGTTTAACAATAATCTATTTTCAAATATATGGAATGTTAATGCAGTCATTGATAGTTCAGGCACTACTAACTTTAATCCAAACTTTAATCCGAATCTAAAAGCAAAGGCTGAAATTTATTACAACAATGCTTTGCAGTTTACCGGTATTTGCCAATTGCTGAATGTAAATGTAACCGATAAATACAAAGTTGAGTATGAGGTAGCTTTCTTTGGTGAACTTCAAAACATTTATCAATTCTTTACTAATAAGTTTTTGAGGGATATTGATTTAACTCAGTACGACCATAAATACACTTTAAACAATCAGTATTTAAGTTGGCTTACTGATTATACCAATGGTTATGTTTATCCACATATTGATTATGGATATTCAGTAAATAGTCAATTTAGAGTTGAGCATATTTTCCCTGCTATCTACATTAAGACTATTTTGGATAAAATGTTTAGCGAAGCTGGATATAGTTATCAGTCCAACTTCTTTGATAGTGAAATGTTTAAACATTTGATATTGCCTTATTCAGGTTTATCTACTTTAAAGCTAACAGCGGAGCAAGTAAGGGAACGAACAATGAGAGCAAGTAAGGTTTCAACACAAAGCGTATTAAACGATTTAGTTGCACCACCATTTCATTTAATTTCTTTTACAGATAAAACAACACCTCCAAACTTTGATGATGGCAGTCATTGGTATGATATAAATGGCGGTGCTACATTTCAAACATTCGTAGTGCCTAAGTCAGGGACTTATAATTTAACAGCGTACATAAAAGCTAACATAACACATCAACCAAGTACAGCGACTGCAGAATTAACTCAACCACGTAGGCATGTAGGACAAATGGGTATATTTAAAAATACTACTCAAATGATTGCAGGCCGTAATTGTTGGATGAAAGCAATACCAGCAAATGCTAACATAGATGATTCATTTATGTTTACAGCATCAACAGGAACTACATTACCATCAATTTTAACAAGTGGCACAACTTCATTAGATAGCGATGGAACATTTACACTTACTACTTACTTAGCAGAAAATGATATTTTACAATTCAAATATTTTGAAGGCACAGGAGCTTACAACTTAACTCAATCAGGTAGTGTATTAATAGATAGTATTTATAAAAGTGGTGGTACTTTACAAACTCATGGAGTTAATTCAAACTTTAAAATGAACTTTTTAGCTGATAGTTATTTTTCAGTAACATTAGCCGATACTAACATTCAAGAGGGCGATGACTTAACTTTGAATACTGTTTTGCCTGACAAAGTACTTCAAAGTGAGTTTTTCAATTCAATAATTAAAATGTTTAATTTATTTGTTGAAATAGATAAGACTAATCCTAACAACTTAATAATAGAACCAAGACCTACGTTTTATAGCAGTGGAGTTACACGTGACTGGTCCGATAAATTAGATTACTCAAAGGAAACTAAAATCATACCAATGGGTGAACTAAACAATAAGACTTACCTATTTACTTACAAGTCAGATAAAGACTACTTTAATAGCCTTTATGAAACACGTTATGCAGAAATTTATGGTCAGCAGAAGTATGATATTGAAAACGACTTTTTAAAAGGTGAGGTTAAAACAGAAGTTATATTCAGTCCTACTCCTTTGGTTAACACATTAGGGCATGATAGAATTATTTCAAAGATATACAGCGTTGATAATAACGGAACTATAAAGCCAACAAACGCAAACATTAGAATACTTTACTATGGCGGTTTAAAAAATACAGCTTTCCAATGGTCACACATTGCAAGTAGTGGAACTACATTAAGGACTAACTATGCTTATGCTGGCCATTTAGATGACGTTGCAAATCCTACATTCGATTTATCATTTGGAGTGCCACGTGAAGTTAATTACACACCAACACGCTATACTGCCAACAACCTTTACAATAAATATTGGAGGGATTATATTGAGCAGATTGCGGATAAAGATTCAAAATTATTTGTAGGTTACTTTTACTTAAATGAGTTTGACATTCAAGCCTTAGATTTCAGAGATAACTTTTATTTTGAAAATGAAGTTTGGAGGTTAAATAAGATAATAGACTACGATAGGATAAACAATCAAACTACTAAATGCGAGTTTATTAAATTAAAAACATTACCACCTTACCAAGATGATAACGGAGTTGATATAAATGGCGGTTATGAAGAAATAGACAATATTAATCCTGCACCTACTTCAAGAGTTGGCACTACTTTTAATAACAACCATGTAGCAGATGGTGCAATAGTAAGCGGATTTAACAATGTAGTTAATTCAGGTAAGGGTGTTATAGTAAGCGGTAGTGATAACTATGTTGGAGATGGTGCAACAAATGTAACGATAACAAGTTCAACAGGTGTTACTATATTAGATGGAATTTCAAATGTATCTGTAACAAACAGCAGTGGACTTACAATTATTGAATCTAATGTTACTTACAATAACGGAATAAAGACTAACAACAACGTATCTTATAAACAATACATTGCTTTATTAAGTCAAACAGGAATAACTGATCCAATTGTAAATGTTTTAGAAAATACATTGTCAGGTGAAATAATATGGTTAAGAACAAACACCGGTGAGTATGAGGGTGAGTTAATAGGTGAGTTTACATTTAATAAAACAACTATAAATTGTAGCAATACACAACCTGGAGAAATTAGGACAAACAGACAGGATAGTGATAAAGTAAATGTTTATACTTATGATTCAAGCGGAACACCTGCGGATGCACAATTACTTTATTCAACAATAGAAATAAGAGTTTACAATTAAAAGGTACTTAATATTAAATGGCACTTACTAAAATAGTTATAGAAACAGAAATCATTAATGGTGATCAATCTGTAAATCAATTACAAGATTTAAAACAAAATGCTGAAAACAGTGTTAAGTCATTAAGTGATTTAAAAAAAGAATTTAAAACTTTACAAGACCAATTAACTGGACTAACTCCAGGCACGAAAGAATATACAGAAGCACTTAAAAGATTAGGCGCAGTTAAGGATCAAATTGGAGATTTAAGATCAGAGATTCAAAACTTTGCAGGTACTGACGCAAAAATAGGCGCTGTAGTAAAGGTAATTGGTGGTATTGCAAGTGGCTTTCAAGCTGCTCAAGGTGCAATGGCTTTATTTGGAACAGAAAACGAAGAATTACAAAAAGCATTATTAAGAGTCCAAGCTGCAATGGCACTTACTCAAGGATTGCAAGGACTTGCAGGAATGGAAGATAGTTTAACAGGTCTTAATAATTTATTAAAATCTTCTACAGTTGGAACTTATCTATTAGCTGCAGCGCAAAAAGTTTACAATGCTGTAATGGCTGCAAACCCTATTGGATTATTAATAGCTGGACTTACTGCATTAGTTGGTATTATTGCTTTGGTAGTAAATTCAATGGAGGATGAAAACGAAGCGCAGAAACAAGTAATTGCATCCAGAGAGAGAGAGTTAGAAGTAATGGACTCTCAAATGTCTAAATTTAAAGAAGAAGCCGATTTTAGAAGACAGTTAGCACAAGCACAAGGCAAGAGTGCAGAAGAAATATTAAAACAAAATAAAGCATTAAATGAGCAAGAAAGTAAACAACTATCTGACAGAATACAATTATTAAGAAAAAACATTTATGCAAGGATTGAATTATTTAAAACAAGCAATGATGATGAGATAGCAGAATTACAAAAAAAGAACGATGAAGATTTTAAGATAATTGCTGAATCATCAAAAAGACAAAGAGAATTATTAAGAACAAATGTTTTAGAGCAGGCTAAGTTTACTGAAGATGAAAGAAAGAAAGCAGAAGAAAGAGCAAAGGAGGCAAGAGAAAAAGCAATAAGAGATGCAGAAGAAAGAAGAAAAAGAATAGAAGAAGAACGTAAATGGATGTTAGAATCAAATCGTGAAGCATTAAGGCGACAAGCTGAAATGAATAAAGAATTTGAGGATGCACAAAAAAAGAAAAAAGAA